TGCTTCAGTCACGGACGCAGATGGAAGAACCCAATAAAGTGACTTGAAAATTGAATTCAGGTCTAAAGGTGCGGTCCACATTTGGTTTTTCTCATTAAACCTGAAACTGCGTTTCAAAAACGACGCAGAATCGACGCCTATGAGAGGTATTTCCACATCGCCTTTATCAGATGTGGTAAATACCATGTCGAAGTGCTCTTTGCATCCGCGAGAATAAACCACGGCATTGAACAAGTGGCTGACCGGCTCCTTCACTGCCGAAAGAACGTCATCGCCGTAAGTCTTGGGTTTAACATAGTCCCAGAAGTTGAGTCCACGTAACTGAGGAATCGTTTTCCAGACATACATTTGCATTATAACATTGCGAATGCCGTTTTCTTCTGCGGTCCCATATTTCCCAGATGGTTGCTGGCCCGGTAGCTCGAAGACTTCAGTGAGCATCTCGATGATGGGATGAAGGCCATCAGAGAGAACTCCATTAACGCCTCGCATAGCTGCTTCGTTGTATCCCAACTTGCTGAGAACACGTGATATAACCGATGCTGATGCGTGGCCAATATCATAGGGCATGTTCTGGTCATATCCGCTATAATCTCCCTCCATCCATAGAGGAGAAAAGTCGGACAATTCTCGAACAAGTTTATCTGCGCCCGTATGCATGTTGATCCCTACGGCAGATCCAAACAAATCGCCATATTGAACAATAAGTGCCATAAGCGGACCCAAAAACATTCGGCCAGTAATCAGGTTAGATAAGCACGACATGAAGAAGACTCTTGTCTTTCCCAGCCGAGCTTTTTCAAGCTCACGTGGTTCGTCTTTCAACTTTGCCTTATACACAAAGTTGTTAGAGTCACCCCGCATATAGCTATCTAACGCTGCGCAAACAATCTTTTTGGTTTCTGACGTCATTTCCCTAGTAACACGATCGGTACATTCGCTCACTATTGGTAAATAGTTCTTCTTTGGGCCTGGGAAGCCAAAACCAGCCGATGTACTGGCATTTATCCTCCGTATGTAAGGGTCGCATTCAGGCCCATTGATTGCTGCATCAAACGTCAGAGGTTCCAAACTGGTGACTCCTACAGAGGCCAGCCCAGAGAGTATTCTATCAGAGTACTCAAGCACTATCTCTTCTAAAATCTTTGCGTCCAACGTCGG